TGGACAATCATGGCCTCTCCCCACAAGGTCCAGGATGCATCACGCATTCCTCGTTACGCACTGAGTAGCCTATCAGGTGCAAGGTGTAGTTGGGCTGCGGGAGTTTGCAACATTGGCAGTAGTCGATGGTGATTGGAGTACCATTGTTACTGTAGTAAGGTTGTTGCATGGTTATCCCTCCCGTAGCGCGTCCGCCAGCGCCTGTCTCAGTGCGTCAGCGTCAACGCGGTCGAGTGAACCTATATATCCGTGGCTAGGGCCGCGAAACTCAATCTTGTCCCACTCTCCGTCGGCTATGACTTCAACGGCGAGCTTGGGGTTGGGCTGGTGCATGACGACTCGGAACGCTCTGGCCATCTCCGGGTTCGGCCACCAGCGCCCAGGCACCTTACCGGTGCCGTTGCACGTAGGGCAGGGCTCCCCAGTTAGAGCCATCCAACCATCGTGCGAATAGCCTGGGTCGTAGCCATCCACCTCATCGCCCGACGAAGGGATACCAGGGCAGACCTGCTCCGGCCCCTGGTGGCGCTCCACGGCGGCGTGGGCATCGTGCAACAACTGGTCTACCTCTACAATAGTCCCGTCACGAAACTGCACAGCGGGGCCATCTTCACCAGCTACGATACCCATAGCCAACAAGTCCCCCAAGAACGCCTCTCGCGCCTGGGCCATCTGTGCTGCACTGAGGTCAGCCATGGGGGGCCTCCGATTCTGCCAGTAGGTGGAGAAGTGCTTTATCCCTACGGAGCGCATGAGGGCTATCCCATTTCACGTCCTCACCGTTCGTGCAAAGGGCGCCCTTGTGTCTGCCACAGAGCGGGCACTGAACCCTCAATGCAGCCCGATAAAGTGGACTACTCCTTGTTGCTTCAATCCTCTGTTCCCTACCGAGGTCTTGCATCACGCCTCCTCCAGTGAGCCATGGAGTGTTGGGTCAAAGCGGCCCTCCTCGAAGTCAGAGGCCATGGCCATGATGCGGGCCTGAAGCTCCGCGTTCGCTTCTTCTTCGCTATCCGCCTCTAGGATGATTTCAAAGCGCCACGTGGCCATGCTAGCCCTCCTTTAAGGCTTCCAGAATTTTGGGGGCTACCCGGTGGGCGCGCTCGATGTCCTCAAGGTGGGCTTTCCAAGCATCGTCAAGGTAGATATTATCCCCTGCGCTGGAGCCCCAACTACAAGAGCAGTTGAGCCACGTCATGCCCATCATGTTTCCCGTTATTGGCTCTCTCAAGGTCCTCTCGTGCTTCTTCGCCGCGTATAGCCTAAGGACACGTGAGGCATCCCTCGCTTCCTTGTTATACCCAAGCTTAGACTGGCCATATCTAGCTACCACACTATGCCTCCTGAAGTGTAAATCGCCTGGACTTCTCCCATCGCTTACTCCTCGACCTCCACGGGTATGACATCCATTATGCCTAGCTCCAAGCCCAGCACAGTAAGTTTCCAGCTCTCGTCTCCTGTCTCACTGCATAGAGCCCTGGCCTGCTCCACCGCCTCTTCGTGGTCCTTCGCGGTCACTCTCAGAATCCCCTTCACGCCTATCTCAAATCTCATGCCAACCTCCTTTCCATGGACCTTCCTCTTGGCTCTCTGACCTCTCCATTATACCACAAAATAACTGTTTTGTCAATCCACTACTGCTAGCTTCTCCCTCGCGCGCATCATCGCATCAACGCATCAAACCACACCCCTAAGGCAAGGCGCAAAAGAGCACTAGAGGACGAAGAGGTGAAGGTTCTATTTCCTCTCGCTAGTAAACCTCGCTGCGAAATAGCTGCCACGAGGTCAAGTGCTGCCGTGTGGGCGCGGAGCGAACCAACGCTAGTGGTAGCGTAACCACACACAAGGAAAGGTTGTGATTTATTTCACAATCATTGGTAAGAGGTTACTTAAAAGTGGCCAGGTGTGATGCCGTGTCTCAGGCCCGCTGGTTCAGCGCCCCCGTAGGGATGGTTGCTCTATGTGGGTTGTGGTGCGGCTCGGCCTCAACCTCCGAGGTTACCGTTCCGCGTTATTCCATCGCACCCTCCGTGAGCTGGCTCATCAGTGCGAGGCGCTCATCCCTCGCAGACACGAGGCAGGGGTGGCAAGTTTCCCCTGCCCCGCGTTTCGCCAATTACTTGGTCGCTGTCACCTTCGGCTTCTCGGCCGGTGGCGTCGCGGCTGGCGCTGCCACCTCGTTGACTGTGACGCCCTGACCCTTCAGGTGCTCAACGGTCTTGTCGATGTGGATTGGCTTGGTAATCCACTTGCCCTCGCCGCGCTTCACCAGTGAGGCATCGAGGATGTCCTCGGGGGCATGGGCGAGCACGAACTCGCGTGCATCCATCACCTTGCCATTGACCTCAAAGTGCTTAGTGCTGCGACCACCGCCGTTGCGGCCAGTCGCGCTACCACTCGCGCGGCCACGCTTGCTGTTGACGTTGAGTGCGAAAACCGGTTCCTTGCCCGCCTCAACGGTTTTGGACCAGTTGATGGCGACCACCGACTCGCCCATCAGCGTCTCAAGCCCTGACCCATCGATGAGGCCCCCGATGCCGCGCAGGACTTGGCTCTTGGCCTCGTCGATGGCGACGGCATTCTCCGACCTCTGCGCTGTCTGGTACTTGGATAGCAGGGCGGTGTACTCCACCATCACTGCGTCTGCATTCTCCCCCGCCGCCAGTGCCTGTGTGATTGCAGCCCTTAGGTTTTCCAGCTTGTCCTTCAACCCTTGGGCAGTCTCTGTAACCATGGCTCAACCCTCCTTAGGTTCTGCGCGATGCTTAGGCGCTTGCCTCGCTCTTTTCGCGTGTGGTCATTGTACCACGTCCTTGGGTCAATGTCAATAGGCAATGATAAAGATATGATAAAGATGTGGTAAAGGCCCTTAGGCCATCTGTGCTACTTTCCTGCGAACATATGTTCTACTTAGGCTACCCGGGGCGTTCTAGTGAAAGCTGTCACAATCAAATCCCCTTACCTCCAACACGACTTCCCGCCATGAAAAGCGCCTCGACCTCGCAATGCTACCTTACTGCATGTAAGCTGGATTAGCGCCGATTTTAGTGCCGGTAGTTGACTCCAGAGTTTTGACGTGCGATAATAGGGAGGCGGTGGCGATGGCGGCCCCTACTCCGTAGAAGTCGCCACTCAGCTTGGGGAGGGATGGTTGTGATGGTGCTCAAAAGGTGCCTAGCCGGGAAAGCCTGCTGCGCGCTGTGGACCGCGTCTCAACCTCCCCGTCCCGTGTGGATGGCAGACCTGTAATCGGGGTTCCATCCCTCCCTACCTAAGCTCAGGTCTAATATGGAAACTGAGCCCTGGGTAAACTGGCCCGGCGAAGAAAAGGCTCATTTAACTGAGTCATCCGGGACCTTGACCTCCGGAGAGCCTTTCCTCTTGATGGCCTGTAAGATACAGGTCACAGTTACTTCCCAAAACCAAGTGTCCGAGTTTCGAGGATTAAGCGACAAGGTGCTATCTTGTCCTACATGCCTCATGGTCATGGACTACCATAAGAGGTAGACGGCGTAATAAGGGTTCTCTGTACAAACGATGACTACGATTGCAGGTAGCGGAATATCAGAAAAGGCCATGGAGAGAGCCAAGGAGGCTGCTCTGCGGCTCTCGGACACTAATCGCAGCCGCCAATTGGCTGTAATCACGCTGTGGACCGCTGGGAAGTCAGTAAGCGCCATTTGCGAGGAATTTGGGCTTCCCTGGGAACAGGTCTATGAGGACGTGCAAGCGGGAAGGCGTATACTACACGTCTTTCAGGATGATGAGGTCCAGGCACTCGCCGCGGAGGCTGTAGGCAGATTCCGCCACGTCATAGATACCGCCTACAGGACTATGGAGCAGAGACCACAGCAGGTTCCTCAGCTACTAACCTCTGCGTTGCGCGCTAGTGAGGATATAGCCAAGCTCCAGGGCGTCTTGGCGGAGAACAAGCGGATACATAAAGTAGAGGAGCACGTAATTAAGCTTTATGACTTCCGCGATAACTTCCCTGCCCCTATCCAGTCCACAGGTACCGTAGTGGATGTTCCAGAGGAGCAAGCTACCAATGAACAGGAAGTGCCTCAAGCTGTTCCTGAACGCCTCTTCGGGGAACATGGCTACGAGGAAGCCTACCATGGGTACTCAGTTGGTAGGGAAGTGCCGGAGGCCCAGGTTGACATTGTTGAACGCGCTAGAAGGTTTGCCAGTGGCGAAAGTGCTACGATTTAGTTTTTCCTCGAACTAATGACCACTCAAACTAGCCACTACTTCGATACCTCTAGGATGCCTAAGCAAAGGGCATTCATGGAGTCCACGTCCCCGGAGGTTCTGTACTCAGGGGCCTTTGCCGCCGGGAAATCGCGTGCCGGCTGCGAGAAGGGCTACTTTCTCTCAACCAAATACCCTAATAACTATGGCGCCATCATCCGTAAGACCCACGTGAGCCTTAAGTATTCTACTATGGAGACCTGGTGGCGCGAAGTCTGTCCGCCAGAGAACGTTAGGCACTGGAATCAGGTCTCCAGCGTCTGTGAGTTGGTGAATGGGTCTAAAATCCTCTTTCTTGGCCTCGACGACCCGCTAAAGCTTGGTTCCACCCAGTTTGGATGGATTTTCGTTGATGAAGGCATAGAACTGGATGACGATGACTATAGGATGCTGGAAGGACGCTTAAGACTGAGGGATGTGCCTTTTAGGCAGCTTTTCATCGCCACCAACCCAGGAGCGCCTAGCCATTACCTTTATAAGCACTTCTACGAGGAGCATAGGGGTCAGGTAATTGAGGCTAACTCCTTGGAGAACCCTTATCTGCCTCAGGACTATATTGACCGGCTTCAAGGGTTTTCTGGCCTCTACTACGAACGTTATGTGCTAGGTAGGTGGGTAGGATTCGAGGGCCTGGTCTACGATAACTGGGACCCGCGAGAGGGTATCATTGACCCCTTTCCTATTCCCCTTGATTGGCCCCGATTCAGGGGCATCGACTTTGGCTACACCAATCCATTCGTATGTCAGTGGTGGGCAAGGTGCCCGGACTCCTTTTCATTGGAAAATCCATCGTTTGGTGGCTGGTACCTTTACAAGGAAATTTATAAATCAAGGATTGCCGTAAATATCCATGCACAAAAAATCATCGCTAACACATTCCCTGAGGAGCACCGTCTACTTCTAGCCTCCTTCTCTGACTGGGATAGTGGTGATAGAGCCATCCTCGAGCAGCAGGGCGTACAGACAACTCAGGCGCTTAAGGACATCAGTGCGGGTGTACAAGAGGTTTATAGTCTTATAGCCAAGAACCATGTCCACATATTTCGGGATGCACTGTTGGAGGTTGATGAGGGCTTGAGGGCTGAGAAGTTACCTACATGTACGGCCGAGGAGTTAGGTGCTTACCTCTGGCAAAAGTCCGTATCAGGCAAGAACCTTAAGGAAATCCCGCAGGACAAGGATAACCACGGTATGGATGCGAAGAGGTATGTCCTTTTTAGCTACGCGCAGAGAACCTCGCCGTCGCAGACATTGGCGTCGGGTCGAGCTACTAGAGGTAACCTAAGTGCTCCTCCCCGAGATTGGCGCTCGCATGGGGTCGGGGATAGGCGCTTTACTGGGAGGCTCCAATGACTAGCCAAAACGGACCAGAGGCCAAAGTAGAGGATTTTGCTGGTACCAAGGACACGGAACGAAATGAGGCCTTATTGGGAACAGGCCTTTCCATTTGGCATGGCCGCGTTACTGAGGAGTACCTCAATGAGCTAAAGTTCTGGCAAAAGACCTTTAACGTCTATCGCCAGATGCAGGATGACGCTGTTATTGGTGCCATGATGGAGGCTATCAAGACTCCTATGATGGCAGCTCCTTTCGAGGTCAGAGCCGCTGATGACTCTGACGAGGCTCAGAGTGCCGCTGACTTTTTGCAGAAGGACCTCTTTAACAACCATACCTTCCCTTGGGGTGAGCACATTGACGATATGTTGGAGTTCTTGGACTTTGGCTTCGCTCTGGCTGAAAAGGTTATGGAGAAGCGAAGCGATGGAAAGATTCATATAGCAACGTTGCTGCCTGTTGGCCAGGAGACCCTATATGAGTGGGGGGAGCTAGATGACCTTGGTAGGCCTAAGAGCTTCAAACAGAGGGTTGTTCGCGAGACCTTTGTTCGTGAGGCCCCCATGGAGAAACTTCTCCACTTTACGTTTAGGCCACGTAAACGGGACCCTATGGGCAAGTCCCTCTTTAGGAGCCTCTACAGGCCATGGTACTTCAAGTCCAACCTAGAGGTCATAGAGGCTATTGGCGCCGAGCGCGATGTTGGAAACGTACCAATTGCCACTCTTGGGCCTGGCTTCTATACCACCGCAGAGCTTACCGCCTTGAAGGATACCTTAGAGGGCCTGAGGATGGATGAATCCTCGTACTTGATTTTACCTAACGAACTCAAAATAGAGGCATATCGCAGCAGCTCCAAGGCCTATAATCTAAGGGCCATTATCCGCGACTGGCAGCATACCATCCGTCAAAGGTTTTTCGCTGACTTCCTGGCCCTTGGCTCTGAGAATATAGGCTCCCAGGCGCTCGCCCGTGAAATGACCACGTTCTTTGGTGCTGCGCTTCGGTCCATTCAGAGGAGAATGCTTGAGGTGTGGAACCGACAGCTAATCCCATACCTCTTTGACTTTAACGGCCTTCCAGAGGACAAAAGGCCCGTGCTAGCATGGCTTAATCCCGCCAGGCGCAATCTCCAGACCCTGGCACAGGCCTATCAGGTCCTTATAGCCAATAACCTCTTGACGCCTGACCCCACTATCGAGAGGATGATTAGGATTGAGCTAGACCTGCCACCGATTAGTGATGAGCTACTACAGCGGAACGCTGAACTAGCCCTACGTAAGCAGGAGGCTGGTCTAGGCAACCAGGGCATACAGCCTGGTGCTGTAGGGACAGAAACGCAACCCGCACCTGAACCTAGCCCACAGGAGCCACCTCCAGGAGGCCCTAGTGGGAGTCCTATCTCTTAGGAATGGCTGCGAGTTCCATGACAACTGCGATACCTGTCCATTTTCCAGGTGCAGCTTGGAATTTAATGATGCTAGGAGCTTCCGTGCATACCTGCGGGACCAAACCATCTACAAGCTCTCTATCAATGGCTCAACCATAGAAGAAATAGCCTCTAACGTGAACCTTGCTCCCAAATACGTGTCCGAGCGACTGCAACGTTATATCCAGGGAATCAAACTGGTTGACAGAGGTTAGCAAATGGTCTATTCTTACGTCAGAGGGCGGCTATGGTAGATTTAAGTGATGTCCACATACCTACCGCCATGGGTAAGGGAGCAAGCGTGCCTTTTGGACCCTACAAAGACTTTGCCGCCTGTGTAGCTGCTAATAAGGACAAAGATAGTCCTGAGGGCTACTGCGCTGCTACCCATAAGAAGATTACCGGGAAGTTCCCTCAGGAAATGTCCGAAGAGGCTGCCTCCGACGTGGAGGTGGCTCTTGGTGGTATTGACCCTGAGTTTTTCACGGATGAGGCGCTAGACCTCGTATTTGATGTCCTTCACACTGACTTTGATGAGGATGATGAGCCTGTGGTGGAGGAACTCTCCGACGACGAGGATGAAGAGGACTTCCAGGATGAACCCACGGTTAGGGTCAGGTTGCCTAGTGGCGAGATAAGAACGATAGGGCTCAAGGACCTGCCAAAGGAGGACCAAGAGAGGTTCCGTCGGGCTTCTCGTGCGATTGAGAGAAAGGTTGGGGGAGGGAAGAAAGGGAAGGAGTCCAAGAAGGAGACCTTTAAGGTCCGTGTCCACGGTGCTAAGGGCCATGCTATAGTGCTCAGGATTTCTGCCGACTCCGAAGATGATGCTAAGGCGGAGGCCATTAAGCGGGCAGGCAAGACGAAGTTAACACCTCCCTTTAAGGCCTCTATTGCGGGGTCGGGGGGTTCTGGGGCCCTAAAAAGGCTTGCAACGGGTAAAGGGCTTTTAGGCTTAGGCGCGAAAGCATCCGTAGCTGCAGGAGTAGCTATTGGAGCGGCGCCAACCGTCATTAAGGCAATCGCCAAGAGCCGAAGGTCCTTCAATGAGTCCCTCTTCGAGCAAGGTGCTGTGGCCAAGAAACGCTTTGTCATGGGCGTTGAGGCCTTCTCCCCAGGCACCCACATTGACTCCCAGGGAAATTCCCGCAACTGGACCCACGATGAAATGAATTACATGGTAGGCGCCTTCGCTAAGGGCATACCAGGTGATGTCCCTGTCAAGCTAGGCCATAGTTCCCCAGAGCACAACGATGCCATAGCCAAAGCGTTGGGACTTCCTATGGAGGTGTTACAGGGCGATGGCGGCACAGGCATGGCGAGACTTGGCCAGGTTTCAGGCGTCAACTTCAATGGCGACAAACTTACCGTGGATATGGAACTCCACGAGAAGGTTGCCAGTCTCGTTGAGGACGAGTTCTTCAATTCCGTCTCCCTGGAGATTCTTCACCAGGATGATGGCCCTGTCATTAGTGGGATAGCGCTGCTAGGCGGTCAGAGGCCTGCTCTCAAGGACCTCGCACCATTACAGGAGGCTACCCTCCTTGAGGATGGCACTAAGCCCGCTATGCTTCTCTTTGAGGCCAAGGTCCATACTCCTCCCAAGTTCTACAAGTTCAATGAATCAGGCCAGATTCACATTCCTATGCCTGAGGCTACCGCTGAAGGTAAAAAGGACGGGCATAAGGTCTGGGATGTACCTATCAATGACCCAGGGCGTAACCGTAGAATCATCGCCACCGTATCTGCTCCTGATGAGGTTTCTGCTGGACGAATAGGGCTAAGGGTTACGGAGAACTTCCTCCTAAGTGCTACTGGGCCTCTGGGTACCGTTCTAGGTACCATAGCAGGCGTGGTGCTAGGTAGGAGGCTCCTTAGTGGTAAGCCTCTGCTGAATGTTGGCGGTGTAGTTGGCAGGCTCAAGTGGTTTGAGGAGGATTCTAAGTTGAGTGCCAACTTCGGGATAGAACAGACCCGACAAGCGCTGAACGCAATCATAGTGGCAGTTGCCAATGGGGCCATTTCACAGTCTCAGGCTCTGCGCCAGATTGGGGAGGTACGTGAGGGTATTGAGACTGATGAGGAAGAAACCCTCGCCCATAAGGTTATCAGATTCCTCCGTAGAAGGGACCCATCCGAGCCTCCCCACCCGGAGGACGCCAATGTGCTCCTTCAGGAGTTTGAGGAGTATATGAAAAAGCCACTTAACTTTGAAGTCGAGCAGACCCGCAGGGCCTTGAAGGAAATTCTTGGCTCTCTCACGGATGGCGCTATTAACCCAGGTCAGGCCCTAGGGATGGTCGCCCAGGTGGATATCGAGCAGGAGGACGAGAAGAGCCTTATCGCTAAGGCTATTAGGTTCATCCGTAGCATTGACCCATCAATTCCCTTCCAGGAGGAGGCCAAGGCACTCATGGCGAAATTCGACGAGCATGGTACCTGGACAGTTGTGACCAGTGAGGGCAGGGCTCTTCATGTGAGTGGCGATACGGAGGAGGAGGCCAAAGAGTCCGCTAAAGGAAGTTTGAAGGAAGGCGAGACCATCAAGAGCGCCTCACGAACCAGTGTAAGCAGTGTAAGTAAAGAGGAGGAACAGATGAAAGGCGAACTGACCAAGGTTCTTGGGCTCCATGAGAGCGCCTCCGAGAGCGATGTGGTGGCCGCGGTGACCAAGCTAACCAGCGGTCAGGGCGGCTCTAGCTTCGCGGAGGTCAATACTAGGCTAAAGGCGGTTGAGGAAGAGAACAAGATTCTCAAACACAACTCGCGCGTTAGCCACTATCGTGAGGAGGTGACTGGAATCAAAGCCATTCCAGGTACTCCGACCGAGCTTGCGAATAAGCTGGTGAAGATGGAGGAGTCTGCGGGTACAGAAACCGCTGAGGATATCCTCAAGGCCTGGAAGGAGACCGATGTGAAGGCTAAGTCTCTAGGCATCTTCTCTGCGAGTCTTTCCAATGGAAATGCCACTGACGAGGGCACCTTCATGGGGGAGGTCAAGAAATATCAGGAGGAGAACAAGGATACTACCTTCACACAGGCCTATGAGCACGTCCGCAAGGATAAGCCCGACCTCTGGAATGACTACAGTGACCTTGTGAAGGGAGAGCCTACCAAGGCCTAGGTACCGCTAATCATCCGGTAAGGAGGAAACAGTGGCAGTTGCAAAAGGTCCAAGTAACAAGCCCGTTCTCACCATGTCGTTCACTTCCACGAACGACCTCAGCGCCAAGCAATACTACGGAGTGAAGCTCTCTGCTGACCGCACCGTAATACTTATGGCAGCCACGGGTGACCTACCAATCGGGGTCCTTATGAACAAGCCTAAGGCTGCTGAGGATGCCGAGGTGATGGTCATGGGTCTAGTCAAGGCTATCGCTGGTGAAACACTGGCTGTAGGTGATACGGTACGCTTCCATAGCGATGGCAAGGCCATGATTCACGTGAAGGGGACGGACACAGATGCGCATATCGCAGGGCAAGTAACCCTTGGCGGAGCAGCCGACGAAATCATCGAGATGGTCCTGAGCCTAGGCCTAGCCGAGGGCACGTAGGCGTTAGCATCAACCTTTAGGAGGTAATTGATGGCAAGCCCAACTGCAAGTGATGTACATATCGATGCTGCGCTATCCCAAATCAGCATCGCCTTCAAGAACCAGGGTTATATAGCGGACAGGATGTTTCCCATCATCCAGGTGCCAAAGCAGTCCGACAAGTATTTCACCTGGACCAAGGATTTCTGGTTCCGCAACTATGTCCAGCAAAGGACCCCGGGTGATAGCTACCCTGAGGGCTCTCTGGAAATCTCCAGTACTGCTTACCAGGCCCTCATCCATCACCTGGCATTTCCACTCCCGGATGAGGTCCTCAAGAACGCCGATGCCGCGGCGGACCCAGAGAGGGCTGGTGCTGAGTGGCTAGCGGACCAGTTCATGCTGAACCGTGAGGCCCTATTCGTGGCGGACCACTTCAAGACCACGGTTTGGGGTACAGATAAGACCCTTGCAGGGACTGACCAATGGAGTGACTACGCCAATTCTGACCCAATCGCCGACCTCCAGACTGCTGGGCAAACAATCCAGAAGAGCACTGGACTGAGGCAGAAGGACCTAGCCCTCACCATGGGTCAGGAAGTATTTGACACACTGAAGGAGCATCCACTACTCCTTGACAAGTACAAGTACACCCAGGTACCTATCCTAACGGAGGAACAAGTAGCTGGTGTCTTGGGGGTAAAGAGCGTTCTGGTTGGCTCCGCCATCGACAACAGTGCGAAAGAAGGTGCCACGTTCGTCGGTGAGTACATGTGGGGCAAGAGTGCTTTGCTACTCTATACTCCGCCTTCTCCTGGCCTCATGGTTCCTTCAGGAGGATACACGTTCGTCTGGAACATTGATGGTGGCGAACTGGCCGTTCAAGTCCAGCGTATCCGTGAGGATAATAGGGACCGCGACCTGCTCAAGGCCAAGCACGCCTTCGACCAGATAATTGTAGCCAAGGAGTGTGGATACTTCTTCGCGGCAGCCGTAGCCTAAAGGAGCCATTATGGTGCTAGCAAAGCCAACGAATGAAGCTGGTGAACAGTGGTTCCTTGTACGCAGGCCCTTCGATTGGGGAGGTGCTCACTACGAACGTGGTGACCGCATCGTGATGCCTCAGAACCATCCGAGGCTTAACGGGATGATGGCAGGTCGCTATATCGTCCCAATTGATACTCCTCCAGATGGGGGTAAGGGGAAATCTGAAAATGCGAGTTAGGGCTACGAATGGTAAAGCCTTAGCCTTTGGCTACAGGAACAAGGATGACTCCAAGACCGTCTACACGATAAGTTTAGAGGATAGTGGTACTGAGGTTCCTGACGAAGTGGGGGAGTTTGTGCTTAAGAACTTTAACCACGTAGAAAAGGTTGAGGTAGCTTCTCCCCGTAAAGGCCTACAGGCCAGTACCTCTAGGGAGGAATAAATCATGGTTACACAACGGGATGAGGGAACTAGGGTCTTAGGGGGCCTTAAGGTCAAAGACGCCCAGGTCGAGACAATGACGCAGACGGCCAAAGTGGGTACTGTGACTTTAACGATAGCGGAGCTTCTAACCAAAGTCATAGATGGTACCCCCACGGCTGCCGCAACTTATACATTACCTACAGCAGCCCTATTGGTTGGTGGCATGAAGCTGCCTGCCGTAGGTGATAGCTTTCAGTTCGCGGTTAACAATAAGTCTGGCGGCGCCAACACCATAACTATGGCTGCTGGGTCCGGTGGAACTGCTGACGGTACCCTAACAGTAGCCCAAAACGTTATTAGGCTGTTCCTGGTTATTGTTACCAACGTAACAGTGGGTAGCGAAGCCTACTTTGTATATGGGGTAGGTTAAACCATGACCAGTAGACTGGCCCTAGTTCGGAGGAACCTTAAAATCTACCGCATAGCCTTCTTCAACCTGGCGGCACTCTCTGGTATAGCGGTAGAGCTTGCCGCAGGAATCAGAGAAGTCCGAGGACGAAACCTAGCCTACAATGAGGAGGCATAGTATCCAATGTCAGCTAGGCTTGACCTCTACCAAAAGACCCGTAGGGCGGTAAGGGTATCGGTCACCAAAGCTCTAGCCGCACCCGCCGCCTACGCAGCCGAGGACGTGCTGTCCGAACACGCTACTACTGGGACAGTATGGACATTTGCTGCCGTGGTCCCTGCCAACGCGGGTAAAGGCTACATCGTCAAGGCCCAGGTAATCAGTGAAACCAACAACATCGTCCCGCAGCTAACCCTATTCCTGTTCCACACAGCCCCTACCAGCGAGTTGAATGACAACGTGCAGAACACGGCCTTGCTCCATGTCGACCTGGCCAACTACGTGGGCAAGATTGAGTTTCCCGCCCTAGCTGAACTGAACGGTGACTCTGAGGCCATTGTTACGCCCTCCACGGCAGGTGAACTACCTCTACGATTTGAGTGCGCCAGCGGTGCTAATGACCTCATCGGCATCCTGGTCACCGCCGACATCTTTACCCAGACGCCTACCGACGACATGACTGTGGTGCTGACCACCGAGCCGGACTAACGGACTAAGGTGGTTAGCTATGGTTAGCCTAATCCGGCGTCCCAGCCTACAAGGCGCTCACAGCCGCACCAATACCCTCCGGGAAATTAGGGCCATACTCGGCTCGGGCGGCACGGCCTATGCCATCGTTCCTCTCGGCGACCGGAACCACGAGAACGCTGGACGCACGCAAGTCACCACTGTGGGTCAAGGTGCAGGCGATGGGTTGGTGTTCACCTATTCTGAGGGAGTGGCCTCTTTTGATACTCCCCCACGACATCGGCACAATCAGTTGTGGCTCCCCGACATCGCATTTAATGGCACGGATGAAGAAGCCGATTCCCCCGATGCGGACTTTTGGACTCGCAATGATGGAGCCAATGAAGGGTTCAGCGTGGGGGCTTGGCTCAATATAACCGACACGGCGAACAACCGGGTTATTCTTTCCAAATGGGATGACAACCACGCCATTCAGGAATGGCTCTTTTACCTCACAACAAACGACACGCTTGAATTGCTCGTCAGGGACGATAACGTACCCACCACCGCCAATAGAACCTCAGATGATGCCATTACCCAAGGACAACTAGCCTTTTTCGTAATGACCTATGATGGTTCTGGCGGCGCGTCGGCAATGAATGGCGTCACTCTCTACCAAAACGGTGTTGTTCTTGCGTCAACCGCCACAAACAGTGGAACCTACCTAGCGATGGAGAATGGTACGTCAACACTTGGGCTTGCCGCGAGATTCAACGCCACGCCAGCGAAACAGCAATTCTTTGATGGCCGGATGCTTGGCGGGCCAATTGGCCCCTTTTTCACGCAGCAGGAGCTAAATGCCTCTCAGATTGCAAGGCTGTACAAAATCGGCTTGGTGGCACAAGGGTAGCTGATGGACCTTCGGTGCCTGACAGGCGGGATAGGTGCGTGTTAGAGGCAGCCTATGCCAGTAGCGCTTAAGGAACTTTGGACTCCAACCAGTCGCCTTTATGACCGTAGTGATGAGGGTCACCCTGAGCGTAAAATTCTCGACTGCGGAATCTCCTGGCAGAACTACCTTGACGACCAGGGTATAAATGTGGTAAACTTGTCAGGACGGAGACGCTGGAATTGAAGAACCTTGCTTAGAGGTTTATCATGGCAATAGATACAGATGCATACGGTACGGTAGTTGGCGTGCAGGCCCTGGTAGGGGACCTAGTATCCGATAGGACCTTTACCGTCGGTTCAACTCCTTCCTTAGCCCAGGTAGAACTCGCCGTAAATGAAATAGGTGCTGAGATTAACATGGAACTGGAGACCGCTGGGTATACGGTCCCAGTAAGCGCCGCAGATGATGTCAACATGGAGAAGTGGTTGCAGGGGATTAACAATATGGGTGCAGCGGCTCGCTCCCTGAGCTATGTTCCTGCGGAGTCTGTGCTGGAGCCTGGTGAGGAGAATCCCGTACAGTCTCGACGTGGATGGTACCAACGCGAGTTTGAGCGAGCCCTCAAGAGGATTCGTACAGGTCTACTTAAGGCCTCCAGAGACCAGACTCGTATGGCCAATATGGTTACTGGCGCCCAACAGGATAGTGACGGTAACACCAAGTTGCCAATCTTTACGAGAGAGACCACTCGCCATCCAACCAGCCTGCCTAGCCTGACGGAGCCTTAGTGAGATATGAGCTACAAGGTTGTCGAGGATGGCTTCCTCACACTCATAAGGCTCCTTAGCAATTATAACCAGGAGAACTCTTCCATTGGAGATTACCGAATCCTTGGTCGCGGGGTGGTTAGGGCGGTTGTACTCATGCCAGGTGGGATACCTAGGAGAGAGGTCCTGGCGGCTCCTCGCTATGTTCACACCCTCTGGGTAATTAACGTTGAGTTATACATCCCATTCCTCACTGATATATCTGATATCCATGAGGCCATGAGAGTGGACCGCCAAGAGCTAATAGACCACATAGACAAGTATCCAACCTTGAACAAGGTCGCTGATGTGGTCAATGCCTTTATCACTGGCGCCACCGAGCCAGAGGAATGGATAGGGGAGAGCCGTAGGTGGTGGCGACAGGTACTTAGATGCGAGGTGTCCGAGAACGTTACCGTAACCATCGCGGAGTGACCATGCCACTAGACAGTATCAGCATAGACCCCGAGAGTATCTTCCGCTTCCAGGGCAACCTAGCGGACGCTATAGAATTCTTTGACGAGTTGACCAAGGAGGCTTTTGAGGAGGTTGGTCCTGAATTCGTACTTCGGCTTCAGGACGATACTCCTGTTGGTGTGACCAGAAGGTTGAGAAGGCTGACCTCCCACAGGGTTATCCAAGACCATGAGGGCGTGAAACTGGAGATTATCCAGCCAGCCAAGCACAAAGGGTTCATGTACCGCTCGGTGGTGGTTCGTGGTAGGATGCCGGGTACTCAGCCTCCTCTTGAGGCGTTGAAAAAGTGGGTTAACCTAAAATTCAGACCTGCCAATGAGTCCGAGCTTCGCAGGGGTGCGTTTAGGCTCGCGCGGAGTATGAGTAGGAAGGGTACCAAGGAGAATAAGTACCCTGAGGATACTTTGCGTCGTAGTGAGGACCTCTTAAGGCAGGTGGCTAACAAGATAGGGTCCACGGTTACCGGTAGACTCATGGACATATAAGGAGAAGAACATGGCAGAAGCATTTAGGAGGATTCAGATAGGGGCTGAGGCTACCCGTGGTACTCTGGTTGCTGCGGATAAGGTACTTCTAGGTACCTTGCAAATGACCCCTGAGAGCACCTTTTTCAGGCCAGAGGACGAGCGCAATAGCATTGCCACGCACTCTCGTCAGGTAGAGGTTGCCCAGCAGACCACCTTCCGCTACGAAGGCGTTGCTAGCTTTGAGCAGCTTATCTACTTCCTCTCTATGGGAGTAATAGGTGCAGTATCCCCTGCGACCGTGGAAGTTACAGGTAGAGTTTGGACCTTTCTGCCGAATATGTCCTCTGCCAATACCCCCAACTCCTTTAGCATTGAGTATGGCGACGATGACCAGGAGTTTGAGGCAGGCTTCGTGGTAGCCACTAATCTTGAGATGGCCATAGCTATGGGTGAGACCATGACCCTGAGGGCTGACTTGGTTGGTCGAGAGGCAGCTAAGAGTACCTTCACAGGCGCCTTATCCGAGCCCGCCATCAACGAGATTGTAGGCAACAAGATGAATGTCTGGATTGACGGTACCTGGGCTAACCTAGGTACCACGGCAAAGACTTCTTTGGTTGCCGCCGCCTCCATCCGTCTCCCAACCGGCTTCACTCCAGTCAAGTATGCGGATGGTAACCTTTTCTTCTCCGCCATCGCAGAGCAGAAGCGGGCGGTACAACTAGAGTTGGACCTGGTGATGGGTGCTGATGCCATTACTGAGTACGATGCGTTCAAGGCCGGTACAGCCAGGGCCATTAGGCTAAGGATTGATGGACCAATTGCGGTAGGTGCCACCAATTACCGCTTCGACTTCGATGTATTTGGCTTCTACGACGAGGCCCCTCAGCTATTCGATTCCCGGGATGGGGAGAACCTCGTCAGGTTGCGGCTCTCTTCGTTCGATGATAAGGTAGGGCCAAACGACTTCCAATTTGTGGTAACTAATCTTGAGACGACTATCTAGGTAAGGCCATGAGAGAGAAAGCTGTAAAGACTCATCCTTATGAGCAATATGTGGGTCTGGCATTGGACCAAATTGACCAGGTGGGACTGGAAGGACTGACAGAACGTCAATTCCAGGCCGTGGGCTTCCATTGGCTTCGTGCGACCCTTAATGGTCGACGTAGCAAGAAGGAACTGCTGGCTCTATTCATACCCGCCACCGGGATGCTTGCCGCCGTGTCCGGTGGGGCTGCATTTGGTATAGCCAAGGCGGTAGGAGGCTAGTGTGATGGAAAAGTTTCTTGCTAAGGTTAGGCCACAGATTGCTCTCATCATTACAGTTGTGGGTGTCCTTGCCTATGTTGCAATAACCTCGGAGGATGCTGATGTCAAGGGCATCCTGTCTCTGGTGGTTATCGCCATAGTTGCACTTGGTAAGGACCTAATCCAGCTGGAGAAGGACAGTAAGGATAGCGAGGACTAGCTAGGAGCACCATGCAGTGTGAGTTCGATGTGCTGGTAGTTGATGTAAGGAAGCTTAGCTCCTTCTCCATCCTCAACGCTTTCATGGATGCCACCTCCAGGAAGCTTGGCCTGACTCAGAAGTGGTCTCACGTATGGGCCTTCTCAAATGGCTCTGACTTTGGTATAGGGCTAACGGGGTTCTCGCTTCTTGAGGAAAGTAATATAACCATCCACACGAGGCCTGAGAAACAGCTCCTCAACATTGACATTTGGAGTTGCCGAGAGTATAATAGGGCGGAAGCCTTTGGACTGGTCGAGCAATACTTTGGGCCGTTCATCAAGGTTCTTCGTGATGAGGCTACCGACCGAAATTATGAAAAGGAGGTAGAGGATGTCCTCAGAAAGTGGAACGAGCAAAGCAAGCAAGTGGCTGGTTAACCCCGACAACATCTTCCGTGTGGTACTGAACGATGATGAGTGGGTTGACATCAAGAGCCAGATGACAGTTGCGGATTGGGATACCCTACAGAAGTCCCTGGTAAGCATCGACGTGACTAGGGAACTGGAGAGTGGTTTAACTAGGGCGGAGAGGAATAGGCTTCGACGGTTCAAGCAACCCGACAGTCAGGCACCTGAGGTCTCCGCGAAGTTCCAACCCAGTGTTGCTATCCTGCTGCACATCAACATCGTGGCCTGGAGCTTCACTGATGAGGCTGGTGACCCTGTGCCCGTGTCGCGTGAAACCATCGACCGCATGGACCCAGGCCTAGCTCGTGACCTACAGGACGTGATAGATGAGCGAAACCCTACGGTGACGGCGACGAGCGCGCTCAAGAGTACCGCAACTTCCTAAGTGGAGGACTCTCCTCGTTGCCTGAAGAGACCCAGAGGTTCCTGATATGCAAAACCATGAAGTGGGACTTTTGGACCTATCGAGCGCAGCCAGCGGAGTTTGTCAGGGAGACCTGGGCTCATATACTAGCGGAGTTGGAGACCCCTCGTGGCAAAAACCTAAACAAGGACGAGAACGATGCGAGATGGGAATCTTTGCGCCATGCGCAAGATGTGGAATAGGCTCCGTCATTGACCGCCATGACGATATGGGTTCTCGCTGTACGCTTTGCGGTAGCAGGAGGTAGCGTTGGCTAGTCAGCAAGAAGCTGCCATAGTCATATCTGCCCGTGATAGGGCCACTGGGCAGTTCCGTAAGTTGGATACCGCGGTTCTAGGTGTGGTAGGGCGCTTTAGACTCCTTCTAGGGGTTATAGGCAGACTACTACTTGTTGCACCGCTACTTGCTATAGGCATAGGTGCCATAGTAACGGCCCTGGCTAGCATAACTGCTGCGGGAGCCGCTAGGGACCTTGCCACATTCCAACAAGCTGCCCGTAGAGCCCATGTGCAGTTACGTACCTTAGGAATAAGTTTGCGTGATACCAGGGACCTCTTAGACGTTGTAACAGGAACCCTGAGTAGGGCATCCGCAATAGGGTTCCTGGGTAGTGTAACTGCTGTCGAGGCTCTGGCAAACACCCTCGACATAAATCTGGCAAAATCCCTGATGGACATAGCCAAGAGGGCAGAGGAGACCATTGGCGTTGATGCTGCTATCGTCTTTGATGCCCTAGTGGATGCGGTTAATGGTGTGGAGGAACCACTTAGGCGAATTATTGGAACAATGGAGGTTGACTTCGATGCGCAGGTATTGACAAGTACCGACCTGATACGGGCCTTCGATGATGCGAACAAGGAAGCGTTTGGTGAGTTCCCGCTCACCAACGTCAGGAGACTGGCTGACCAGTTTGAGCGCATCAACGAGGCTCTAAGGCCTATGGCAGAGAAGCTTGGTGAGTTCTCCGCGGCCTTTAGCTTGGTGTTCGTGGCGACCTTTGCTCAGGCCTTAATGAACCTTGCGGGTAATCCTGCCATTGTCCTCTCCATTATTATACTTGGGACCGTAATTAGGAGAGGTTTGGTTGGAGGCATACTAGGGGGTTTTGCAGGTTTGCTGGCCGCAGGGTTGGCGCTTGAACTCGTGTCCATTGCTCAGGCGATTTTCCGTGACCCTGATGTTCTGTTGGCAATCGCTGTTGGTGCCACCTTCATAGGAGTCCTAACTGGTAGATGGTGGTTAGCAGCCTTCTTAGGCCTGATGGGCGTTTCCCTAGCGCCTGGCATAAGTGAGGTTTTTAGCTCCTTCACGTTCGCTGAGAGGATGAATATTCTATTCGCTGCGCTAGGTCTCCTTGGAGGCCTCAAGTTCATTGGCGGTTTCAAGGGTGCCATTGTTGGATTCCAATTCGTAGGCGCCATCAAGGAGTGGGCGAATATTATAGTAGAGGTCTTCGACGTTCGCGGCCCTATAGGTGGCGTCCTTGCTGTAGTTATGACCGCACTTGCGGCCTTTGTAGGTTCCAGACTTCTTTCAGCCTTTGGGCCTATTGGTCTAGCCCTTGGCGCCCTCCTTGGTTTGCAGCTATCAACGGCGTTTCTCAAGGTCCTTCTTAAGATGCCCGAACTCTTTTTCCTCGACTTCATCAAGATTGGTAGGGCGATTGCTAACTTTATCTGGGAGGGACTTGAGCGCGGCCTCATGGCGTTACTGCCAGGTTTCCCTGGTCCCCTAAAGGAGGCTCTAAAAGGGCTTTTGCCTGGTATCCCCTTCATTGATATTCCAAGCTTCCAGCATGGTGGTATAGTGCCAGGGATGCCAGGGCAAGCGGTGCCTATTCTAGCCCATGCCGGCGAGCGCATCATAGCAGCAGGTCAACCTATAGCAGGAATGAATGGCGGAGGGCAACCTATCATCGTCCAGTTAGTCCTCGATAAGCGAGTCATAGGGCAAGTGTCTATCGATGCCTTCCACAGGACTGCGAAGTTCCAGGCAGGTATGACGCCTGGTAGTATTGGTGAGGGCCTCTAGTGGCTAAACTAAGGCTAGTCGTTGGTGGTGTGGATCGCACCAACTTACTCCTTCAAGAGGACTGGGAGTTGGTCCGCAATGGTCCGCCAGCTATCGACGTGGCTAATATTGTCCTTGATGATACGGGTAATAACATCACCGTTGCTATGGGCAAGGACGTATACATCGAGGACCTCGATACTCCTCCACTTTACGGACTAGACTTCGATGGGGTTGACGACCGCGTTGAAATTGCCGATGATGCTGCCATACTAAACATATTCGATGGTGGCGGTACCATCGAGATGTGGGTCAAGCCCAATACTATTGGCGAGAATAATCAAGGGAGAAT